CTTGTACTCATCGGTCGTGAGGTCTCTGTCCTCGTACTCGTCGTGCAGGGTGATAGCCGAGATATTCAGGCCGGGGAAGGTCGAGGGGGCCAGGACAGCCTGACCCCCTTCAATCACCAGCTCGAACGTCTCGTCGGTGTGCTGCTGGAAGTCAGTCCGGCAGTAGTCACTTACCAACCCCGTGGCGTCCTCAATGAAGGCGGTGATCCTGGCGGCCTCCGCATCGTCTGCGACGGGCCGCCCGAGACGGGCGGTCACGTCCTCAGTGGTAACGAAGGCCACAGGCTTACTCCACGATCTGAGTAGAGGTGACGGTGGAGTTGTGCGCGGTGATGGCCGCCTCGACGCCCGTAGCCACGACCAGCTGTTCGGGCCGGATGACCTTGGCGTCGTAAACCACACGCGACTTGATCGCGTCGGTGAACTTCGCCTCAGGCTTGTACGCCTCCATCTGAGCGAAGGGGATGACGACAGACGTAGCGTCGGTGGAGCCCATGAAGAGATCGACCGTGGTGAACGTCTGGTTGCCCTTCTTGATCAGAGCGTTGTTCGGTCGGGTGTGGGAACCCAGGGTCGGAGCGACCTGAACCGGGACACCCAGAATGGTGCCGATCGCACCCGTCGGAATCACCGCAGTGCCGCCGTAGTGGGCCGCGTCGATGAACTTCGGGTCACGCAGCAGCAGGGACCGCATACGCGGGGAGATGAACAGGAATCGGTCCTGCGGAGCCGACTTGATGTCAAGGTTCTCCAGCATGGAGACCACGTAGTCGTAGACCGACAGGAGCCGGTTCGCGGCAACACCGGTGGTGTTGGCGCCGGTAGGCGCGTCCGTGATGGCGTCGATCGTGCCGTGAAGGGCCGGCAGGCCGGAAACGGTGGCGTTGACGTTCGCGTTGCCGTTCAGGTCCTTGGTCTGAATCGCAGCAAGGAGGGTCTTGGCAACCATCTCATCGACCTTGATAGCCAGTGCCCGAGCACGCTGGGCGATGAGCCCAGACATCAGCTCAATGCCTGCCTTGGTCTGGAGCTGGTGAAGCGCGTCAACCTCGATGTGGAACGAGCTGCCCTTAGAAACCTTCATGTCGATGTACTCAAGGGAAGCGTGGTCCGCAGCCGCGATGGAACCGTACGCAGCAACCAGGCCCTTATCGGTCACCTGGTCGTTGACAAAGTGCGGAATGTGGACGGTGTCGCCTTCGCGCCGAAACTCGCCCTCATACTGGCGGTTCGTCACGGTAGCCGAGGAGAGAACAAGATTCTCTTCGAGGTCTGCCAGAAGTTCGGCAGTCCAGATCTGGGGAATGAAGACATTCCCAGAAGCAGCCTGGTAGCCAGTACCAGCCGTGGTGTTAAGAGCCATGCGTTACCTCACAGGTAGATCAGATTTCACCCCTGAGAAGCGCGTCGAGCTTGCCCGACTTACGGGCAGCCTGAATCTCGCTCGGGGTCATTCGGGAAAGGTCGTCTCGGGTGAGCTGACCGGGGGCCTGGCCTCCCTGACGACCAAGGCCGATGTCCTGTCGGAATGCAGGGCCAGCGGCCGGCTGGGGGAGTGACGAGACGAATGCAGCTACCGCTTCTGAATCCACGGAGCCGTCAGAGCCGACAAAGCGACTCATGTTGAGGAATTCCGCTGACGGAAGCTCCACGCCAGCAGAGGCAGCCTTCGCACGAAGCTCAGCGTCTGCAATTCGGATTCCGACTTCCGCGAGTGCGGAGTTACGGCCCTCAGCCTTTGCAGCTTCGAGTGCCTTCTCTGCGTCGGTCAGGGAAGCCTGGCGGACCTGCTCCAGTTCAGCCGAGGTCGCCTTGAATCGGTCCTCGTTCTTACGGCTCAGTGCCTTCCACTTGTCGACCTCTGCCTGAAGAGAGGCCACATCCGGAGTCTCGGGAGGCGTTTCGTTTCCCGTGGATTCAGTGGAGTTGTTTTCGGTGCTGTTCATCTCAGTCATGCGATCCATCCATTTCGGCGGCATCAAAAAAGGCCCCCATTCCGGGAGCCTGCGAAAAACGTGAAGTATCAGGCGGACTTACGGGCCTGATTGCCGTTGTTGCCCTGCGGCGCCTTCTGGGCCGCCTTCTGGGCGTCCTGCTTCATGCCGGGAGGGCCGGCAGGGTCCTGCTGGGGCATCGGGTACTTCTTAGCCAGTTCCATTGCGGATTTGGCGTCCTGTTCCCTCATGTCCGCGAAGCGGGAAAGCTGCTGCGGGGAGTAACCCGCGTCGGAGAGGAGCTGATCCCTCGGGACTCCGATCATCTGGAGTTTGAGGAGAGCATCCATATGCTGTGCTTCGGTTCTGTTCTCCGGGTCCTTCCAGATGGTCTCTGCCGAGTAAGCATCGGCACGAGGGTCCTTCATGACCTTGAAACAAAGCCGCATGACCTGTTCCCATGCCTCACCGAAGTGGAGCATTCGCTCCCTTGTCTTGGCGATGAGTCCAGCCTCCGCAGCGGTAATCGACTCACCGGAGGGGACAGTCCCGCCGTTGAGGAAGTAGTGGAATGGGATGCGGGAAATGCTGGCCATGTGCTGAACAAGCATCTCGATCAACGTCACGTAATTGCCGAGGTCTGCGGCCTCGAACTGACCGAACTTGGCGCCGGGATCTTCCGCCTGCAACAACTTGTCGACAGCGACCTTGAAGGGTTCAACCGGGTTTCCCTGGTCGTCCTCCACGATTTCCAAGCCGGTGACGTACCGCTGAGGCCATGCCGCGTACTCCGACGCCACCAGGGCGTCAGCAGTCGTCTTGTTGATCGCGTCCTGAATAGGGATGACGACATGCAGATCTGAGACCGGATCTCGAAGGAGCCGGGCACGGTTGCTGATCGGCACTACGGGGACGATGCCCAGGGGGTTGGGGGCCTGCTTGCCCTCGGTCCATCCGAAGGTGCCATGCGCGAACGTCCACACCGCGTCAGGGAGCCAGAGGGTGACCCATTCACGGCCCCAGTCATCGAAGTAGAACTTGGCCGCGGCGTCGATGTCTCGACGGGAGCCAGGCGCGTACTGAACGATGACGTGCTCAGCAGACTCCATGGTGATGGTGGGGAAGCCGTCAGAGTCGGCCCACACAACGGCGTAAGAGACGCCCTGGATCATCGCGTCAAGCTGGGCCGCGTTGTGCTCCGCGTCCATACAGTTGCGTTGCCAGATATCCCGAGCGTCCTTGTCGGCATCGGGCTCGTCCGTCATGCGGAAGCCGTCCACGGACAGCCGCTCATTCACCGAGTCGACGATGAGACCACAGAAGTTGTCTCGCCACGTCTCAAAGGTCTGGTTGAACTGGTCGAAGTGCCGGCCCTGCGAGAACATGAGGCGCTGGTGCTTGCCGTCGTAGTACTCGCCGTACTTCCGATACCGGGCTCTCCGTACGCCTAGCTTCGAGTAAAGCCAGTCGATCCACTGAGGTGGAGTGGTCGGCGCACTGCCCGTTGGTACCTCTGTTGGGGATGCAATCAAAATCCAACCACCCTAGATCGTCGTCGTTTAAGCCGCCCATCCGCGATGGCGTCAGCCCTCGCCTCGAATGCGAGAACTGCACACACCGCAAGGTCGATCTTCTTTTTGGACCTCGGTGAGTCCTTGGTAATGAGAAAGCCCTGAGGCACTTCCCGAACCACGGCATTCAGCACGTGGCGGGTAAGGTCGTCACTTCCGTCGTGCAGAACGTCACGGACCATTGCTGCGGTGCGGAATCGCTCGACTGCCTGAACCATGCGCGTGGGCTTATTGGTCCAGAACTCAAAAACGTAATCGTCGCCCCACTCGAGAGCCCAACGACCGATGTTCTCTTGCCAGTAAGGCGGGTCGGCGTACATCCACTCAACCCGGTAGGTCTCGAAGGCCCGCTTAACAGCGGCCTCCACAGAGAGAACGTCGACTTCCCAGTCAGGTTGATTGGGGTCCCGTGGGTTCTCCCACACTCCTATGACGAACAGCTTCCCGTCTCGGAGCCGGCACCCGACAAGGCCCGTCGCGTCACCGCGGATCGAGCCGTCAAAGCCGATGGCTATCTGATCACCGGGCTTGATGGGATCGCCCTCGTTGAGGCACGCGTCCCATTCAGACTTGGACATCCAGCCGTCAGAAGACTCGGCAATGGTGTTGAAGAAGAACCGGAGGTACGTGCTGTCAGGCGTCGTACGGTCGTGGAGGATCGTTCGAGTCAGGCCGGGAATGTCAGCCCAAGTCGCGTCGCCGTATGCCTGTATGAGGGCCTGGCTGACCCTCTCTGCGTCCCGCAGCTCGTCTTGCTCGATCAGGCCCTCGATGCAGTCGTACAGCCAGTAGCCCGCACGGACCATCTCTGACTCGTGGATCTGCTGAGCAACCGAGTCCTCATTCGGGTTGTAGGCGTTGGTCGTTGTGACCCAACGCGAACCGGCAGCAGCGAGTTTTTCAACATTTCGTTTCAAGGTCTGGAAGAATTCCGGGCCCCCGTTCGAGCCCACCCAATGGTGGACCTCGTCCATCAAAACAAAAGTTGGTCGGTTTCCTTCATTTGTGCGGCCGGCAGTCGCCTTCGGCTTGATGCTTCCGGGCTTGCCACTCTTGAACTGGATAACGGCCTTACCGATGTCCAGCCCGAATTCCTTCTCGGCAGGAGACTCAGACAGACAGCCGCGGATGAACTCCATGGTCTGTTCAGTTTGTTCATACGCAGTGGCGCCAACCTGCACCGTGGGCAGGGCTACCGACTTAGCTACCGGGAGACCGAAGGCGTTGAAGTGGGAGAACCTACAAGGGCCGATGAACTCGACAATCGCCATCGTGGCGAGGAGGGGGGTCTTACCCCAGCCCTTGGCCCGGCGAAGAGTGCCGGCGCTGTACTTCCATGTGCCATCCGGCTTGATGGCGTAGTACCACAAGACGAAGCGGAGCTGTTCCTTGGTGAACTGCCAGGGCTCACCAGCTCTATCGCCATCCGGCTGAACGATGTACTTGGCACACCAGCGGATGACCTCGTACCCGAGCGTTTCTTGAGGAGAGGGAACACCCTCTGGCAAGTTGCCAGTCTGCAAGGGCAGTCACCTCTATTCATTACTCGGACAGGAGTCGATACAGCTCCTCATCTAGGTCTGGGGCAGTGGGCTCGGGGGAGGACGTCTCAGCGGCCTCGTCTTGGGCCTGGTCCTCAATGGACATGCGCAGACGCGCCCTGTCCTCCGCGGTCGCGCCCCACTTGGCGACGCGCTGACGGATCTCACCAGCAAGCTTCATGTCACCTTGGTAGAAGCCATCTACGAGGCGGGTCGTGATCTCCAGCTCTGCCCAGTCGGTCTCAAGCCACTTGCCGGCCTGGGGCGAAGTCGCCCACGTCTTCCAGAACCTCTTGGCTCCTGCGGTCTTGATGCCGAGGCCAGGAGGGAGGGCACGGCCCTCGGTGGTCGAGCTGCTGAGCGTCTGTGCGTGCTCATGCTTGTTGCGCCTGACGGCGTTTTCCTTCGGCTTGGGACCTCTGGTCACAGCCTCACCTTCTCCGGGTCAATCCCGTAGAGGTCCCCCAGCTCTTCCAGCTCGAACAGTGCGTCCTGACGCCACTCGTTCCTCTGTGCCGCCTTGGTCAGGCGCCGTGTGGACGTCTCGGGTACACAGAAGTCATAGGGGCAGTCGAAGCAAGCGCCGTTGCACTGGGCAGGCATGGGGGAACCTCCGGAAGGAATGAATAAAGGGGAGTGGGTCAGATGCGGAGCGCCTGAATCGTCAACTCGGCGTTGTCCACGTCGACGTGGAGGATCGGGCCGTAGTCGGCTACCGCGAACGGGCCGAAGACCTGCGTGGTTCCCGCGGCCAGGGTCTTGGTCCTGGGCGCCGGTGCGAAGCCGTCCACCGTGCGATCGAGGCGGACAGTCAGCGTGCGCGAGGTGGCGCCGGTGTTCTTCACGATGAGCAGCGTTGAGCCGCTGTTGACCACAGAGTTGAAGTTCGTTGCATCACCGGGGGTCGCGGCCGGCAAAACGACTCCAGCGCGATCGGACGTAGTTACCGGGATCGCTACACGAGCAGCCATAGGGCCTCCTGGGTTCTAAGGAATGAAAAAACCCGGCCCCCAAGGGACCGGGTGGGTTACTTGCTTAGCTATCGCCACGTTCGGTGTAGGTCTTCCGTTTGTGGCAGGTCCGACATAGAACCCAAAGGTTGTCCAGCTCCCACGAACCACCGCGGGCTACCGGGACGATGTGATCCACCTCAAGGTGCTCCCTCGCCCCGCACTGCTGGCAGGTGAAGCGGTCTCGGGCAAGGGTTCTGGCCCTACGCCGAGACCAGTCAGCGGGCCTCGAAGCATTTCGAGCAGATGTTCTATCCCAGCTCTTTCGGAGCTGGTGTTCTCCGCAGCGACCGTCTCTCACGGTCGGGGTGAGGCAGCCCTTGTGCAGGCAGATGCTCTTGGCCCTGGGCATGTCCCCTCCCTGAGGTCTAAGCCCCGGCCGGGTTCTGGTCTGGCAGCCGGGGCCGTCTCCTGGATGCTCATCTGGAGCGCGTTGTGCTCAACAGAGGATCAACAGGAGATGCTTATGAGGTCTATAAGTATGACTTTTTAAAGTCTGTCTACAACCAAGTAGACAGAACTTTTAGAACCTAAAACGTTGTCATGGGTGTTCGTTCGTTCGCTCGTTTCACTCGCTCTCTCACTAATGATGTAGGTGTCCAAGCTGTTGGTCTGGGACGGGAGTTAGAAGAAGTGAGACCGAGGTCACAGTCTCAAGGTGTGACGTTGCTCCGTCCCAGGTCGCTTGGTGGATGGGGCTTGAAAGTGTGGCGGCGAAGGCTGTAGCTTGTCTGAAGATCGCAGCACCCATGCCCACCAGTGATGAAACCGAACTCACTGACCGCCATTAGTGATGAAACCGCACTGACAGGACTCGGAACAGATGACGAAACTGCCGGATAACCCGGAGCTATTGAAGCTCTACAGAAACGGATTTTCCGATAGGGAAATTGCCGAGCAGTTCCACGCCACCGTTCAGGCTGTCAATATGCGACTTAAGCAAATGGGAATTGCGCGTGCTCCTTTCCGGACTTTGGCGAAGGAAATACTCGAAGCTGCGTGGCCTTCGGTAGAAACGCGACGGGGTGAATTCATTCACCTGAATCGTGCGCGTGATCTTTATGCATTCCTGCGTCGGCAACTCCGAGACCCTGCGCTCACTAAAAATCAGCGCACTGCCGCAGAGCGATTCGAGCGCCTGATCAGGGAGCACAACGCCGTTTTGGACCTTCAGCCTGGGATGCCTGGCGGGCCGTGGGTTCTCGTGCCTCGTGAGCCCTCAGACGGGCGCATGGTGATCCGTTGGCCCGAGGACCGTGAGCTTCCCGCGGAGGAGCTTCGGGCCGCGCTGGACCTCCCGGACGAGCCCGAGGATTAGACATCGTCCAATTCCGCGCGCGTAGACCTCCCACACCCAAGGTGGCGGGAGGTTTTTTCATGTCCGAACGTCGTTCGGCATTACCGTACGGGTGTTGTTGCGTCTTGTACTTTTAGACTTCCTTGACTGATCACGCACTGTAGTCACAAGCGGAACCTACTCATCCGTAGGTGTCCGTACTGCCCGATTGGTGCAAACCTTGATCGCTTAGCGTCACAGTCTCAAGATCGGCAAGACGGTTGTATGTGACACCGAACACGTTATGCGGTCTCACCTGCGGAAACTCGGGGTTTTAACGCGTTCCTAACCTTGCTACGTTGATTCACAGGAGCTTCACAACGGCTCCTGACACGTCGGACAGGACCCCCGCAGGGGGTTGGGGCCATGGGGAGCGGCACATGACGCTTGAGCTGGGAGTCGAGGACTCTGGTGCGATCCCGAAGGTGGCCCTGGGTAGCCATACGCCTCATGTGCGCGACAAGGAAGATGTGCCGCATGAGCACGCGATCCCGGACTTCTACGGACTCCGCCACCGGGGTGCCACCCTCTCTGAGTTCGTGGTGGCCGTAGAGAGGGAGCAGGCCCTTCGCAAGGAGCTGGACGACCTGATTGCCACGTGCACGGTCATGGACTGCACGGAGGATGACGGAGAGTGGGGGCTCCTACTCCTTCACACGCGGGCCAAGCCCCGAGGGGCGGCCAAGTATGTGGTCGAGTACCTGGACGTGATCATGTCCGACCAGTCCGGCGACGAGGCCAAGGCCCGGCTCCTCAGCATTGAGGCTCGGTGCGCGGGGTTCGGAAACGTCGTCGAGCTGGAGCACCGGTCCTTCAACCGACCCCACCCTGAACTCGACGGCAGTAGTTCATTCAAGATCATTCGATATGCGAGGCGCATTTGAGCATTGAGACGCAGCCGAGAAGTGTCAGTCAGGTAGATCAGTACGAGAAGTGTGCATGGCGCTTCTACCTCCAGCGGGTAGAGCGCGTGGTCCCCAGGCCCGCGGCTTGGAGCCACCACGGGACGGCCTTTCACAGCGCCGCTGAGGCGTTCGAGAGGTCGTCTCGTGCGTTGGGGGCCGAAGAGGTCGCAGAGGTCTTCCACGACGAGTACACGGCCTTGACGAACGAGGCTCTGGAGAAGGAGCCCAACACTGACGTGTGGCTGGCTGCGGGCCGCTACACGGGCGGAGAGGACATCGAGCGCCGCTACTTCCTGGGGCTGGAGCACACGCGGGCCTACGTCGAGTGGAGCCTGAAGAACGAGCCGGCCATCTGGAAGGAGCCGGACGGGACGCCGGCACTGGAGCTGTCCTTCGTGGTCGAGCTGGGCGGCGTCAAGGTAAGGGGGTTCATTGACCAGGCCCTAGACGAGGGTGAGGGCACGGTGAGGGTCCGGGACCTTAAGACGGGGACCATGAAGAGCAAGTTTCAGTTGCAGTCGTACGGCGTGGCGATGCGGCAGAAGTGGGGCGTGAACGTCGAGCTGGCTGACTGGTACCTCGCCAAGACGGGCAAGCTGTCCCGGCCGGTGAAGGTGGCCGAGGTGTCTGAGGACGAGATCGGGCAGCGGTATGCCGACATGGACGCAGCCGTGAAGCGGGGCGACTTCCCGGCGTCTCCCGGATTCGACTGCCGGTTCTGCGACGTGTCGCACGAGTGCATATTTTTTTCGGACAGAACTTGAAACTGCGACGGGATCGGCCTATCTTGGAATTAGGAAAGAGATCGAGGGGTGGGGGCGCGGTGACGCTGGTCAAGGCGAAGGCTTGCAAGGCATGTCGCGAGGTGAAGGCTCTCGGGGAGTTCTACACCGACAAGCGCATAGCCGACGGACGTAAGAACGTCTGCAAGGCGTGTACGAAGGCCGGCAACCGCGCCCCTCAGGCCCAGGATCAGGACTGCTCGTTCGCAGGGTGCCGCATCAAGCAGATAGCCAAGGGCTATTGCGCTGGGCACTACCAGCAAGTGAAGTACGGCATCCCTCTCCGCCCCCTACGGTTCCGGAACGACTCTCTTGGCTTCCTAGACAAGAAGCTCTGCACCAAGTGCGGTACGTACAAGGGGCAACCGCACTTCCGAGCCCGCAGCAAGCGCGACAGTGCTCTCACCTCGTGGTGTAAGGAATGTGAGAACGCGAAGAACCGACTGTGGTACGTCTCCAACGAGGAGAAGTCGAAGGCGCAGTCCGCGGCCTGGCGGGCCGCCAACCCTGAGCGCATGAGAGAGATCATCGAAGCTTACCGGGTCCGCAACAGGGACCGGGTTCTAGCCCTCGCGAGGAAGAACTCTCGGCTTCGCAGGGCCCGTCTCCTGAAGGTCGGGGGGCGCGGGATATCCCTCGAAGTCGAACAGCGGGTCAGGGACTCTACGGGGGGCCTCTGTAACTACTGCGATGACGAGGCCACCGCGATAGATCACTTCTTCCCGATCTCCAAGGGTGGTCCCGACGACGAAGACAACTTGGTGCCTGCGTGCAAGACGTGCAACTCGTCCAAGCACGACAGCCACCCGGTTGCTTGGTTGACCAAGCACGACAAGTTCTGTCGTGTGATACCGAAGCAGTTCTATAAGGAAACGAGTCAGTAATGTATTCGCTCGCACAGAGCGTCTTGGTCAAGGGAGCGGCCGGCGAACCGCTCCCTTCGCCATTTAATGGCTTGGCCCGTCACGAGGTGGAGTTCCGCCGCGGAGAGTTCTCGCTCGTCGCTGCCGGCCCCGGTACGGGCAAGAGCCTCTTCGCTCTGAATCTGGCGCTGTACGGAAACATTCCAGTGATGTACTACAGCGCCGACTCGAACGCCGCTACGCAGCTCACCAGGGCTACAGCAATCCTCACGGGCGACAACGTGAGGGATGTGAAGCGCAAGCTCCTGGCGGACGAGTTCGGGGAGTACACGGCCTATCTGACAAAGCGGTGGTGGCTCCGCTTCAACTACGAAGCGAGGCCCACGCTCAAGGCCATTGAGACGGACCTGAGGGCCTATCACGAGGTCTTCGGGATGAATCCTCATCTCATCGTCACCGATAACGTGACCAATATTGACGCTGGCCCTGTAGGCGACGCGGAATCCTTCACGTTCGGTCTGGAGGCCCTGTGTGAGTACCTGTCTGACATGGCCCGCGTCACCGGGGCGCATGTGCTTGGGCTCCATCACGTAGTCGGGGAGTACTCAGATGGTCTCCAGCCCATCCCGCTCTCGGGCGTGAAGGGCAAGATCGGTCGTGTCCCGAATGTGATTCTGACGATCCATAAGGAAATCGACGGCATGGACGGGAGAATCCTCCATGTCTCCCCGGTCAAGAACCGGGAGGGTTTCGAGGACTCATCTGGACAAACCTTCTCGTCCTACGAGTTCAACAAGGTGAACATGCAGCTCACGGACGTGGCAGGCGGCCTCTAAGTAATCTACGTCACACGGAATCGAGGCTTCCAGAACT